TAATAAAATGTGTTGACGGAGACATTTTTCAGGAAGATGATAGAGATGATTAGTCCTCGCAGAATGGATTGGAGTATTCCTACATAATTGATTTTTGCCTTTTTTGCCGAGTGTTGCATATAGATGAATGATAATAATATATATAATTGGCATTTTTCTATATCCCTTTTAAGGGAACCAAGGTTCCTCGAGGGCGCAATCGCCCTCGGCTCCGATTAGCGTCGCTTCGCTGACGCTTTATGTTATTTTAAAAAATATAAATTAATGCATGCATATACTGTTTTTCCGCGTCAGCGTAGGGCAACAAAGTTGCCCTTAGCGACGCTAGACGGTGCCGAGGGTATAACTGCCGAAGGCAGTTACACGTGGAGCAACCAAAGGTTGCTCATCGTCTGCGCCCTCGAAAAATTGAACTCGATTGAAAACAATTTGAAGATGAGACAAAAATAATAACATACTAATAAATCGAATCTAAAATGTCGTCAACGTCGTCATCATCAACTCTCAGAAAACCCACTTATCTTGCTCAGAAAAATGCTCATGTTCGGGATGCATGTATCCAGTTTGAGGAGGAGACCCACATATACACTGTGAATGGCGATCGCACTTTTACATCTGTTACTACTTGGAATCATATGCATTTTCCCAAGTTTGATGCGGACAAGATCATAAAGAATATTGTGAGTAGTAGAAAACACAAAGAGGACCCCACATATAAATATTACATGATGACGGCACAGGAAATCAAGGATTCATGGAACGCCAATAGAGACAGTGCGGCAGGTTCGGGAACAAACATGCATTTTGACATTGAATGCTATTACAACCAAATGGAGGTGTCAAATGACAGTGTGGAGTACAAGTATTTTCAGAATTTCGTGAGAGAGAATCCGGAATTGGAACCCTACAGGACTGAGTGGACAATCTTTCACGAAGAACTAAAGATTGCCGGGTCAGTCGACATGGTGTATGTGAATCCCGATGGGACCTTGTTGATTTATGATTGGAAGAGGTGTAAAGAAATCGTGAGTGAGAACATGTATGGTTCGACTGCTGTGACGCAGTGTATAAAACATTTGCCGGACACGAATTTCTGGCATTATACGTTGCAGTTAAATACGTATCGGGCAATCATAGAGGAAAAATATGGCATGAAGGTGGTGGGACTATGTTTGGTGTGTTTGCACCCGGATAATTTTAACAAGGATTATCAGATTATTAAGGTGCCTTTCATAGAGAAGGAAATTGTGGATTTGTTTGAATACAGAAAGGATATGTTGGTTTCGAATGAAATCAAGAGTGTCGAGAAGAAAAAAGCGCAGGTTGCAAAAAAGAAGTATGCCAAGGTGGATGCTGAGACGCAGACAGAGACATCAAATCAAACTATTACCAGTTTCTTCTCGGCAGATGCAAAAAATGATAAAAAAAAAGAATTGGCAGCAAAAGGTCCTTCGGACCTGAAAGACCCAAGGGTCTTAAAAGCAAGACCGCTTATGATTAATTTGGAGGAGTGCTAATAGGCGAGGGCGCAATCGCCCTCGGCTCCGATTAGCGTCGCTTCGCTGACGCCAAAAGGGAAGAATATGGGGAGATACTTAATCGTATTTTTTACAGCGTTAGGGAGGTCCGCAGGACCGAGCAACGCTAATCGGTGCCGAGGGCGATTGCGCCCTCGACCCTAGTCGAACTCGTATTCCGTGATGCCTCTGACATTTTTTTTCAGATGGTTAAACAACCAATTAGTAAATCGCCGATATTTGGTTTCATCACAGATGGATAGACCCAAAATCTTTGATTTGTATGCATTGCGTTTGTTTTCTGTTTCCTCCGAGTTGTCTTCCGGTAGCGATGCGTCCCATTTGTTGTATGCTTTACAAATCTTATTGGACAACAGGTCAAACAGGGAATTTACTGCGTCTTCTGTCATCATTGTCCACACGTTGGATTCATACATGTAGAATATGTTGTGTTTGTGCGAGAACGCCGCAATCGGCAAATTTTGAATATTGTTCAGGAAATCTTGAATGATGCTGCAAACCCCCGACACAATGTTTCGGTCAATGGTGGCGTCCAAGTGTTCTTTTTTGACCTCGATGGATTTATACCATTTCTTGTATGTTGTCTCTGGTTTTTGATTGGCGTTCAAATATTGGACAATGTCTATCTTGCGCTTATCCCTTCGCGCGGCATCTTGTAGTTTCTTCACTTTTGTTTCCAAGGTGTCGCATTTTTGTGCCAGATGTTTCACCAATTCATACAGCATGCGTGTGTTGGGAATATCATCATCGGCAAGGTCAAGCATGGTGTTGCGTTCTTTAGCGCGACTTTTCAAGAATTTACAGGAAATAATGTGTTCTGAATACTGCGGTTTGTGTTTGAAATCACGATTGCAGTGGGAGCATGTATAAAAGATTTCGGGTGTTGGATTTGGGTCCATTTTGTATATTAATTTGGTTTGTTTGTGTGGGTTTGAACTAAATTGGTTGTTTCAGAATCAATTTTTCAAAGGAAATGTATAGAATGATATTCACATACAAAAATAAAAAATATGCGTCTGCACTTAGAGTTAGTGCCACTACTACTAAGAGCATTGAAGATGCTTCACTTGTGTCTATTAAAGGTGGATATTCCACAACTACAAAAATAAAATACAATATGTTTGCTCCAATTAATATTGCAGGTTGCAATTATTGTGGAACAAAATGAATGCAAAATATATAAAGAAACTCGCATTTCCATGTTTGAACATTTTCGCCAGTTTTTTGCCAATGAACGCAATCGCACTGCCATTTTGTTAATTGTTGGATTACTCATTTTTGTTGCTGTTCTCAAACACTTTGGATTGTATGAAGGGTTCGGGAACAATACTTGCAAGAGCATTAGAGAATCTTCAATGCTCCACGTGTATTCTTGAGGTAAAATCTCATGTATATTATTTTCATAATAATATATATCACACAATGAGTTATTATTTTGATAACAAGAATATTTTATTGGGTCCTTCCGTAAGACAACAAGATAGTCATATGATCATGGAAGGTGTGTCAAAACCATTGAAGGAACGAATTGTCTCTATCGACACCAAATTTAGAAAAGATATTTTTAATATGGATGCCGATGTGAATTTGGTGCTTGGAGAGAAGATTACAGAGGTGAAATCGATAGAGGTGGATTCCGTGGACATTCCCATTACTTTTTTCAACATCAATTCACACAATAACAGTTTTGTGATTAAAATTACCAATCCAAGTGTGTCGACCCACACAGTTTCTTTGACGCCTGGGTTCTATAGTAGTCTGTCGGCAGTTGCCACAGAGATTAATTTGTGCTTGGATGCCATTGTCGACACCGGATTTAATGTTGGTGATGTTTCATTTAATTTGATTGGCAATAGAGGTGTGTTTAGTACTACATCAAATTCCTATGACATTTCTTTTAATAGTGTCGAAGATTGTCGAGGCAGGTCCAGTGGTTTAGGGTGGTTGCTCGGATACAGGGGTAATTCATACAGCATTAATGGATCCAGCAAAAGGGCAACTTCGGAGAGTGTTGCGTTATTAAAGTATCCGCGCCACATTTACATTGCACTCAACGAGTTTTCAAACAGTAGTAATATGAATGCATTTCATGTGCCGGGTAGCAATTCAAATTTGAACAAAAACATTATTGCGCGGGTGAGTGTGCCGGACACGGGATTTGGCACAACAATTACGGCAAGTCATGGGAATGGATTTCTTGTGTCTGAGGTGCGCAAATATTTAGAGAAGGTGAATATTCAGCGAATACAGGTGCAATTGTTGGATGATGCGGGCAATGTGATTGACATGAATGGGGGGGATTTTGCGGTGAATCTGCGGGTTGTCTCCGAGTAACGAGGGGGTTTGACTTGCACCAAAGGTGCAAGCGTCGCGCCTTCGGCGCTTAACCCCCTCGGCACCCCCACGTGGGAAAGGGTTATGAAAATATCAAAGAATACAAAATTTTATCAACTTAAAGGAGGGGAATTACGTTCCCCTTAGATGGATGCTTAAAACTACATTTCCCCTTACTATATAAGATGGTCGGTTCAAGTATTTTGCCTGCATGTATTCATAAAGGGAAATTATATTTCCTGTTTGGCAAGGAGAATGACCTTGCCGATACTCCCGGGTGGTCGGATTTTGGCGGTGGAGTTGATAAAGGTGAGAATGTATTTGATGCTGCTTTGCGAGAGGGTGGTGAGGAATTAACTGGATTTTTGGGCGGGGGTGCCGAGTTGCGTGCTCTCATAAAAAAGCATGGCGGTGTTCACAAAAAGACAGTGAAAACCTATAACATGCACATTTTTCATTATCCATATGACCCCTTGTTGCCCGTGTATTACAACAACAATCACCAGTTTCTGTGGAACAGAATGGACAAAAAGATGTTGAATGACACAAAATTGTTTGAAAAGATAGAGGTTGCATGGTTCTCTATCGATGACATGAAAAAAAGGCGTGGAGAATTCCGCAATTTCTATCAAGAAATTGTAGATGAACTTGTGAAGGATCAAAGCAACATTTGTCAATTTTTGAAGGGGCACAAACAAAGTAGAAAATTTAAGGGTGGTAAAAACAGGATGAACAAAACTATGCGCAGTGTGATAGTTTAAGAGTATATGCCAATCCATTTTGAAATACAATAATTAGGGCATTATTGTGTTTTATAAATAAAGGAGGGGTCCAAGGGGATAGCACATATTTGCCCAAAGGGCAAATACACGTGGAGCAACCGTAGGTTGCTCTACCGTAGGTGCTACACTACTCGATGCCACTACGTGGCATCTTGGAACGTAGTTCCCCTTAAAGGAGGAGTCCAAGGGGAGAACACCGAAGGTGTTCCACTATTCGATGCCACGTAGTGGCATCTTGGAACTACGTTCCCCTTATATAGTATATCATTGACATGTCAGGATGGAAAAAGTATGGCGGAACTAACAAATTGGAATTGACAAATAATTTAACTGTGAATTCCATTGTCACAGACAGTTTGTCTTTAAAAAAATTCTATCTCGGTGACTGGGACATTTGTGGTGGTCTCCGTGTCAAAGATAATGCAATTATTTTCAAAGACACCGATTTATGTGGCAATTTAATTGTTGGCAAAGACACATCATTAATGGGTGAATTCTCTGTTGCCAAAGACACTAACTTGTATGGAAATTTAGTTGTTTTAAATGACGCCTATTTTTCGCAAAGTCTCTATTTTGATCCTCTAGGCAACACATTGTTGAACGCCATTGATGGCGGTTTCGGATTCAATAAATACAATCCATTGGCAACCATTGATATTAGCAGCGATCGCATTCAAACAGTGTATATGCAAACTTCGACAATAGAGAATCGCAACATTTATGCACAAAATGTGGACTCTCAAGGTGTTGTGGTGGGAGTGGATTCAGGCAATACCTATATTAACATGTTTGTGGACCAGTCAATGACGGAGGAAGGCACAGGCACATATGATGGGCAATTGCGATATGCTGCGGGCGGTCATTTTTATATTGATGTGTCTAATGTGATGAATGTGCGACCTCGGGTCGCATTTGGCAAAGATTTGACAAAACCGATGAATACTGATTTAGACAGGGTTGTTATTTATGACACAGAAGCAAAGGACCCTTATTTGAAAGACGTCTACATGGATGCCGATTTTAAAACAGGAACTCCATTTGCTTTGATTTCGACAAATTCCGATTCCAATGTCTTTATGCGAATGACAACGGAAACAGGCAATGGATTCATGGTGGGTGGCGGACCTTTTGAAGGTGGATTGATGGGCGCACTTGCCCTCACGGATGCAGATAATAAATATCCCACAATGAATATTTTTTCGGGTAATTTAGATAAATATTTGAAAACCTCTATCGGGGTCAATAAACATCGTGTTGCCAAAACGATGGATGGGTCAAACAGGTATTTATTGGATGTCAATGGACCCACCAAAATGATACACCAGGAATTGTTGATGAGTTATGATGTGTCGATGCAAATTTTTGCCATGGAATTTTGCAGGTCAAATACACAGGTTGGATATGCTATTGGATCGCCTTATAACGCGATTTTGTCTTTGTCAACTCCAACTTTTGAACGATATGTTTTGAAAACTTTGGATGGTGGTTATACTTGGAGTCGCAATCGACTTTTGTTGGAGTCAACGGGGTTGCTTGACCCCAGTTTAGAATCTGGCACTAGTTCTCTGTTGGCAATTTATGCATTTACTGAGAATTTTGTTGTCATTGCTGGTCAGGGAGGATTTTCTTATTACAGTGTGGATGGCGGCATTTCCTGGCAAAAAGTTTTATATAATGTTACTACAAATTTTGACATTAATGCATTGTTTTCTAATTTGAATAGTTCGCGCACTATTTTTGGTTTAAGTACTGGCGAATTTATTGACACAGATGCATTTGCAAATTCAAATAATGTTTTGCTGGTTCGCATAAATGCATCTTTGCCTCCTAATAATAAATATCCTTCTGGGTTGACAAATGTGTTAAGTGTTGATGGATACAATAATTTTGTTTACATGGTAGGCGTGGGTGGAATACAGGGATATATGTTAGGTACTAGTGGTGTCATTAATGTGAATGCGCGGTTTTTTGATGGGTTGGGGTTGACATTTGTGGATGTATCGGTTTTTTATGGGTTGGACGGCAAATATCATGCTGTTGCTGTTGGAACAAGTGGAGGCAATTGTTTGATAAGGTATGTGCATGCATCTTCGATTGTGGATGCTTGGTCTTCGTCGGTCTCTGTGATTGCCGGTTCTTTGACGTCAGTTCATGTATTGAGTGAAACACATGCAATTGCTATTGGAAATAATGGGTTGGTGATTTATTCGACAGATGGGTTTATGACATGGAAACTAATTAGTTACACAGAATTGGATGCTATGGGCAATGGAACAGTCATTAGCGCGCTTAATTTGACCAATATTTATGCAGTGGATAATGGTGTCCCGGGATCTCAACAAGAATTTGCAATTGTGGGTGATGTGCAAAATTTTAATGGAGGCGTTCAACAAGGGCAAGCAAAGGTTTTTAGTTTTTATGCGCCTTATTTTTTTAATCGTGCAAATAATTTTGTGTTGGAGGCGTCGGGGTCTATCTTGTTGTCCGGGGACTTGCGCATCAATGATAATGGCAATGTTTTCACAAACAGCAATTCGATTTCGCTTTTTCCGGATGTTGCCACAGAGATTAATATTGGAAACACAGCAATTGGTGGATATACAAATGTAAAACACAATTTGAATGTTATAGGTAATGCGCATATTTATCAAAAACTGATTGTGGATAGTTATTCCTTTTTGAATGATGATGTGTCGTTGAATGGAAAACTTTATGTCACGAAGGATGCATCGCTGAATTCGAATCTGTTTGTGGGTCGTGATGCCTCATTTGGTAGCAAGTTGTATTTGGTAGATGATGCTTCTTTTAATTCGCGTCTGTTTGTTGGCAAGGATGTGTCGTTGGGGTCCAAGTTGTATGTGGTTGATGATGTGTCCATGAATTCGCGTCTTTTTGTGGGTCGGGATGT